GCGAAAACTTGGTGCAAGAGAACGGCGGCTTGCTGCTGTTGGAGTGATGAATGGCAATCGTTAAGATTTCAGACCTTCCGCTCGTAGACTCGCCGGTCGAAGGCACCGATCTGTTCGTTGTCGTTCAAGACAACGTGACAAAGAAGGCGTACGCTAGCGACATTCAGACCTATGTGGGCTTCGAAGAAGTCCAATACGCGACCGCCGGTCAGACGGTTTTTAACCTTACGACAATGACCTATGCGGCTGGCGCAAACAACTTACAAGTGTTTGTTGACGGCGTAAACCAATACGAAGGGTTGGCGTATACAGAAACCGATAACAATACCGTTACGTTTACCCAAGGGTTGCATTTAGGCGCTGTCGTTAAGTTTTCAACCGTACAGACGCAAACGTCTTCTGTTGCTAACGCGGGCGCAGTGACGTTCCTGCAAGCTGGCACGGGAGCGGTTGCGCGTAGCGTGCAGTCTAAAGAACGCGACATTGTTAGCGTTAAAGACTTTGGAGCTGTTGGCGATGGCGTCACAAACGATACCGCTGCTGTTCAAGCCGCAATCAACGCCGCAACATCTGGCGGCGGGGTTTATTTTCCCGCTGGAACTTATTTAATAACGTCCGGTTTGACGGTATCTACCAACACTATTCGGTTGTATGGTGACGCGGCGTACTTGAATGGCACAATGCTCAAAGCTGGCGCTCCAAATTTTGACATTTTAACGATTGGCAGTTACGGCGTTTTTATTAGCAATCTGGTGTTTCAAGGATACGAAACAACGTCAGTATTTGGCGAAAATACGACCTGCGGTGGCGCGGTATTCTTTAGAAACGACGGCAGTAAAGACATTGATTCTGAAGTTACAGGCTGTTTTTTTGACCAACTTGCGGTTGGCGTTAAGGGAACAGGCGCAAACCTTAAAATCCACAACAATACTTTCCAGCGAAGCATATACGGCGTTTACTTAGATCGCCGAGGATCGACAGAATTTCGCGGGCATGTAATTGATGGAAACCGCTTTCATATCATAGGCGGCGTATCTACAAATTCGTCTGTTGCAAACGCTACAGCAATTAAGTTTGTTTCCGTAGTTGCCATTTTAAACCAAGTCATCAACAACTACGCGGATGACTGCAAATTCTTTTTTGATGGTGCATTAGGTCACGGAAGCCAAGTATCTAACAATTTAATTCAGCGCAACAGAAAAACAGCTATTAAGATTCAAGACTCTGGCGATACGTCTGATTTGGTATCCGGGTCTGTAACTAACAATGTGATTGGCGATATTAGCGGCACATTTACTAGCGCGTTTTTGGATGGTTGGGGAATTTACATTGATGGCGCTGATGGGTTGTTGATTGCAAACAACAACATTCACTTTGTACGCGCTGACGGTATTTTGCTAACTAATAATGCGTTGCGTAACCAAATTGTTGGAAACAACATTAATTGCGTAAACGCGCTGTATTCAACAGATGGGTCAATTTATAGCGGAATTAGAATTAACGCAGGAAGCGTTTTTAACAACATTTCTAATAACTGCATTGAACAAAACTTTGCCGGAGGTATGCAGTACGGCATTAACGTGCTTGGAGACGAGAACACGTTTTACAACAACGACGTGTATTACGCCTCTGGGGCAACCACGTATTTCAACATTGCATCGGGCGTCGTGGCATTTGGCAATACGATGTCCCGCTACGCCGCACCTCGAATAGATTGGAGCGTTAACATTCCCTCAACGGGAAAGTGGACTCGTGGCGACGTTGTATGGAAAGACCAGCCAAATGAAGGTTCGCCAGTTGGATGGGTTTGTGTAACGTCGGGTTCTCCAGGCACTTGGAAAGCATTTGGTCAAACCGGAGCAGAAACAACCATTGCGTCTAATCCTGAATATATCGGTCAACTTGCGGTAGTTGGAACGGACGCGTACATTGCAGTTGGAACGTCTGCTCCCTCTGATTGGAAACAGATTACTTAAGGAAGTATCAACATGGCAGACAAAAAAATCTCGCAATTAACTGGCGCAACCACGCCGCTTGCTGGCACAGAAGTTTTGCCAATTGTGCAAAGCGGCAGCACTGTAAAAGTCGCCGTCTCTGATCTTACGGCGGGGCGCACCGTTTCTGCTACCAAGCTTGGTTTGGGCATGAGCCCGACTTACGCGCTTGACGTAACAGACAACTCAACTGGCGTTCAAAGCCGTATTTCGTCGTCGTCTTCAAACGGCACTTCGTTTGCGATGACCAATTCCGCCGCTAACGGACGTACTTGGCGCATCGGCAACAACTATGTGATCGGCAATGGCGAATGGTCGTTGTATGACGATACCGCCAGCAAAGAAGTGTTGCGTGCAGATTCAAGTCAAAATGTTCGCGCAGTTCAAGGAAACTTTATTGTCGGCACCGCCGCCAAAGGCATCGACTTCTCCGCTAACACCCACGCGGCGGGAATGACCAGCGAGTTGCTGAACTGGTACGAGGAAGGCACTTGGACGCCGGCAATTACTTTTCAAACGCCCGGCGATTTGTCTGTAACCTACACTACTCAAGCTGGAGCTTACACTCGAATCGGCAACCGCGTAATCTTGCAAGGATTTGTTAAAACCTCAGCCTTTACGCACTCTACTGCGTCAGGGTATTTAGCCATTACCGGCATTCCGTTTACGGCAACTAATGCGGCTGGGCGGCAAAACCTTGGTGCGCTATATTTTCAAGGCATAACAAAAGCAAATTACACTAATTTTGTTGCGTCAATAGAAGATGGGGCTCCATCTTTGGTTCTTATTTACGCATCCGGGAGCGGCCAAAACGGCGATTTCATAGACTCCGCAGATATGCCGTCGGGTGGCAGCGTCGATCTGAGATTTACGTTGACTTACCAAGTTTAACTATTGTTGCGCGTCAAAAAACATATCGTCGATTTAAGATTAAAAGTTTGTTTACTGTTTAAGAGAGCAAATAAAATGGCCTTAACTAAAGCAACTTATGCTCTAATTGACGGCGCACCTGCCAACGTCAAAGACTTTGGCGCGGTGGGTGACGGCGTTGCTAACGATAGGGCTGCAATACAGGCCGCTTTCAATTCAGGTGCAAAAAAAGTCTATTTTCCGTCCGGCGTTTACTGGTTGGGTCAATACTCTACGTCCGAAATAATTATTGATCTATCCAGTTTGGGCAGCAACATATCGGTTTTAACGGATAAATCTGTTGAATTACGTTGCCAAACAACCGCAAGTGTTATCCCCAAGTTTTTCTATCTTCTTAACAACAGCCACTTTACTTGCGGGCCTATCAAATTTACTGATACCGGATATGACCCGAATGTAAACTTTCGCGGTGCTTTTGCGTTTCAACTAGAGGCGCTCCCTGGAACTGGCGGCTGGGGCGACGTAGTTTTTGATTCCATATTCTGCGACGGATTAGTTGCGTGTGTGGTTTTAAGTGGCGGCGATAGTTCTGCACGAGTACGCGGTATACACATTAAGCAGTTATTCTCAAATAACTGCTACTACGGTTTTAATTCGCAAAACCAAGGCGACGGCGTAAAAATAGACAATTTGATTGCCTTCCAAAATTATCGCCCGTATTTCGTATACGGTGCGACAGGTCATAAAGTAAAGATATTTAACCGCGCTAATCGCAGCACTTCAGGCGCGGTCAACATTAGCCGATCTCCAGGCGGCCTTGATACACAAGGCATTGAAGTCAGCTATGTTTCAAGAGATAACACCGCAACGCCAATCAACCATGTAAACATCAACCACATTGATTTGCTTGGTGGAACGATCAGCGGCATTAAGATAGACTTAGATATTGAGTCTTCTGCGGCGTATTCGCCGGTTAACTTTATAAATTATTCTGGTTCTGGCGGCAGCCCAACTTCGGCTGCATCGTCGAATTTGGTTTATGACATTACGCTATCTGGGTCATGCGATGCCCAGGCTACACCCGTTGAAATCACCGCGTCGTATGCGTCAAAAGGAATTTTGAATTTTACAAGCGGCAAAAACTTTGCGTTTAATTCAACGATTCCAACAAAGTTTTACCTTGGCGATGCAAAACGAAACCAAGCGGTAACGTGGACAGCAACAACCGTTGCCCCGGCGATTGGAAACGGCGCCCTTACTTCAAATTACGATGTTGTGAACGGGCTTTGCCACTACACAATTTCTTTAACGGCCGGTAGCACCACAACTTTCGGAACTGGCGAATGGTTATTTTCGCTTCCTATTCCGTCTACAGGTCCGGCAGTAGGCTCAGTGTGGGCGCTCGACTCTGGAACGGCGTATTACATCGGCGCGTGCAAAGTGTCAGCGGGCAGCAATCTTGGTTGTTACACTAATAACAATGGCAGTTCTTTTAGCCCGACTATTCCGTTTTCATGGGCCGCAAACGACGAGTTATTGATAACTTTAACCTATCCAATTTCGTAATAGGTCAAACTCATAATTACTTGACGTTTTGACGCAACAACGTAAGATTTACCTGTACTGGTGCAGTTCACCAGGGATTCATCAGGAATCAAAATGTCTGAAACTGAAGTAGTAGCGGAACAAGTACCCGCGCCGGAACCGGTTGCTACGGCTGCACCGGAACCCGAAGTTGTTGCCCAAGAGGCAGTACAGCCGGAGGAAAAGCCTGCCAAAACGTTCTCCCAAGAGGAGCTCGACGCGCTGGTAGGTAAACGACTTGCACGGGAACGTCGCAAGTGGGAGCGAGAGCAAGCGTTAAAAGCGCCTGAGCCACAAGCCCAGACGCCCGCCACGCTGCCTGACCGGGACACTGACCCCGACGCGTATGCGGAAGCCCTTGCGGCCCGCAAAGCCGAGGAGTTGCTAGCCCAGCGTGAGGCAGAACGGCAACAGCGCGAGCTATTGACGGCCTATAAGGAACGTGAGGAAGCGGCCTTTGAGAAGTACGACGACTTTGAGCAAGTCGTGTACAACAAGGCGCTGCCAATTACGAACGTGATGGCCGAGACGATTCAGGCTTCGGAGCTTGGACCCGACGTAGCGTACTACTTAGGTTCCAACCCCCGCGAAGCTGAACGTATTTCCCGCTTGTCGCCATACCTGCAAGCCAAGGAGATCGGCAAGATTGAGGTCAGATTGGCCGACAATCCGCCGGTTAAAAGGACAACCAATGCGCCCCCGCCGATTAAGCCTGTGACGGCTAAAACCGTCGGCGCACCGGCCCGAGACACGACTGACCCACGCTCTGTCAAGGACATGAGCACGTCAGAGTGGATCGAAGCCGAGCGTCTGCGACAGATTAAGCAGTGGGAAGCGCGACGTAACCGCTAACTTCTTTTTGGAGACATATTGTGGCTAATACACTTCTTACTATTGACATGATCACGAGGAAGGCTCTCGAAATCCTTGAGAACAACCTTGTGATCACCCGCAACGTCAACCGTCAGTACGACGACAGCTTTGCTGTCGAAGGTGCCAAGATCGGTTCGACCCTCCGCATCCGTCTGCCGGATCGCGCCCTTGTGACCGACGGCGCCGCGCTTCAGGTGCAGGACGACAACGAGCAGTTCACCACGCTCACCGTCGCCTCGCAGAAGCACATTGGCGTCAACTTCACCAGCGCCGAAATGGCCCTCCAGTTGGACGACTTCGCCGAGCGCGTGCTCAAGCCGCGTATCAGCCAGTTGGCGTCCAGCATCGACGCCGATGTGGCCAACAGCTTCAAGAAAATCTACCAGTCGGTCGGTACGCCTGGCGTCACCCCCGGCACCTCGCTGGTTCTCTTGCAGGCCCAGCAGAAGCTGAACGAAGCCGCCGCCGGCATGGCCCCGCGCTACGCAACCGTTAACCCGGCTGCCAACGCTGGCCTCGTCGAAGGCATGAAGGGCTTGTTCAACCCGGTGGACTCCATCAGCCGTCAGTTCAAGAACGGCATGATGGGCGAAGGCATCCTCGGCTACGACGAGATCAACATGTCTCAGTCGATCAAGCAGCACACCAACGGCTCGGCCTCACGCGCGGACACCCCGATCGTGAAGACGACGCTCGCCAACGGTGCGACCAAGCTGACGCTCGACAACGTGACCGACGGCCTCACCCTCGTCCCGGGCGACGTGTTCACGATCGCTGGCGTGTATGCGGTCAACCCGCAGACCCGCGAGTCCACTGGCGCGTTGCAGCAGTTCGTTGTGCAGAACACCGTCACCTCGGCCTCTACGGAGTTCGTGGATGTGGAGTTCCTGCCGGCGGTCTACGGCCCGACGCACGCCCTCGCCACGGTCAGCAAGCTGCCGACCGCCAGCGATGTCGTGACCTACGTGGGTGCCGCTAGCGGCCAGTACGCTCAGAACCTTGTGTACCACAAGGACGCGATCACGTTTGCCACCGCCGACCTCCTGCTCCCGCAGGGCGTTGACATGGCGTCGCGTCAGGTCCACAACGGCATCTCCATGCGCGTTGTCCGTCAGTACGACATCAACAACGACCGTATGCCCTGCCGTATCGACGTGCTGTATGGCTACTCGGTGATCCGTCCGCAGATGGCCTGCCGCATCTGGGGCTAATTCTTAACCTTATTCACGGAGTAACTAAAAATGGCACTTCCTAACGGTACTAGTGGCTATCAGGTTGGCGCCGGCAATTCTGCCGAGCCAATCATGGGCGTTCTCGGCCCGGTGACGGCGTACGCCGGCGCTTCGGGCACCATCGCGGTCGCCGATCTTGTGAACGGCGTCTTCTCGGTGGACTCAGGCAGCACGTCTGCGGGCACCTACTCGTTCGCGGCTGCGTCCCTTGTGGACGCCGCTGTGGCGAGCGCCCGCGTGGGCAGCACGTTTGATTTCTTCTGCGTCAACCTCGGTGACGACGCAGGAAACGACGTGACGTTCTCGGGCACGGGCTGGACGCTTGTGGGTTCGGCGGTGGTGGCTGACGGTACGTCGGCACACTTCCGCGCTCGCAAGACCGGCGACGCGACCTGGACTTGCTACCGCATTTCGTAATAGCAAACGCCCCCTACGGGTGATACCGTAGGGGGCACTGCTCATAGGAGTATTTCTATGCCTAATACAAAGGCGGTTGGTGTTGCGTTCTCGGACCCAGAGCTTGACGGTGCAGTAATTGGCGCTGCGGGCGGTACGGTCGGATTCTTCGGCACGACGCCGGTTTCCGAAGGTGCGGCTCTTACGGCCCAGCTTACGACGATTACGTCCACGGCTCCGTCTCCGGCCGACTTTGCGATTCAGGATTTGACTCAGACGACCCCGTTTGGCTTTGTTACTAAAAACGAAGGCAACACGGTGCTGTCGGTGATTGCAAATCTCCAGACTCGCGTTGCTCAGTTGGAGTCGCGGTTTCAGGCTTACGGGCTTCTGCCGTAACTATGAACATATATCTTCGCCATCCCGTGCATGGGCTAAAGATAGCCATTTCCGATTTGGAAGCGGCTATGGACTATGAGCACGGGTGGGAAGAATATGACCCAATGGAACCGGCGGCGCAGGAGGAAGACCCTGCTGCGTCGCCGGAACCTATGCCGGTCGTTAACGAGCTAAAGGCGCGTCGAAAGCGGAAGGAGTAAGCCATGGCGACAGCGGGCGATCAAATCAACGGGGCGCTGCGTCTGCTGGGCATCTTGGCTGAGGGCGAAACGCCGTCGGCTTCGATGGCACAGGACGCACTTTCGGCGTTCGATCAGATGGTGGATAGCTGGAACACTGAGCGTCTCGCCGTGTTCTGTACGCAAGACCAGACCTACATGTGGCCTGCCGGCGCGCGTATTCAAACGCTCGGCCCGACGGGCGATTTCGTTTATGTCCTTGGCACACAGTCTGAAGTGCCGATTATTACGCAAGACGACGACTATCTGTCCTTGGAAGACGGCAACCCCGTTCCGGCACAGCAGCGTCCAATTTTGCTTGATGACTCGACTTTTTTCCGCGACCCGTCTACGAACGTGTCGTACGGCATCAAGTTCATCAACCAGCTGCAGTACAACAACATTGCAGTCAAGACCGTGCAGAGCACCTATCCGCAGGTGATGTTCGTCAACAATACGTTTCCGAACATCTCCATGTCGGTCTATCCGGTGCCAAATCGGGTGCTGGAGTTCCACTTTATTTCGGTGCAGCGGCTGTTGGACCCCGCGTCGCTCAGTACGGAAATCCTCATGCCGCCGGGCTACCTGCGGGCGTTCCGGTATAACTTGGCGCTGGAACTGGCGCCGGAGTTTGGCGTTGAGCCTGCGCCTGAAGTGCGTCGCGTAGCGATGTACAGCAAGCGCAATCTCAAGCGCATTAACAACCCCTACAACGTCATGGCGATGCCTTACAGCATCATCGCCCGTCGTAATCGGTACAACATTTACGCCGGTAACTTTTAATGAAAACGCCGATCCTAGGCTCGTCTTACGTTGCACGCAGCGTAAACGCCGCCGACGCTCGGATGGTGAATCTCTACCCAGAGGTCATCCCCGAGGCTGGCAAGGAGCCGGCGTACCTTCAGCGGTGCCCCGGCTTGCGGCAGTACATGGAGGTGGGCTCTGGCCCCATCCGTGGACTGTATCCTTTGGGAGACAGCCTGTACGTCGCCTCGGGGAGCGAGTTCTACAAGGTTGACGGTAACTTAAATGTTACCAAGCTCGGCGACATTACGGGCACCGGCCCGGTGTCGATGGCGGACAACGGTATTCAAATTTTTGTAGCCTGTAACCCTGATGGATACATCTACAACAGCAATACCAACGTCTTCCAAAAGATCACCGATCCTGACTTCCCCGGCGCGGTGACGGTCGGCTACCTAGACGGCTATTTCGTCTTCAACGAACCGAACAGCCAGCGCATCTGGGTGACGGCGCTGCTTGATGGCCTTTCCATCGACCCGCTTGACTTTGCGAGCGCCGAGGGCTCACCGGACGGCTTGGTGTCGATCATTATCGACCACCGCGAGGCGTGGCTATTCGGCACGAACTCGGTCGAGGTCTGGTACAACTCCGGCAACCCCGACTTCCCGCTGGAGCGCATCCAGGGCGCTTACAACGAGATCGGCTGCTTGGCCCCTTACTCGGTCGCCAAGCTCGACAACAGCGTGTTCTGGCTTGGCTCAGACGCTCGCGGTCAGGGTGTTGTCTACCGGGCGCAGGGCTACCAAGGCGTGCGCGTCTCAACCCATGCGGTTGAGTTCGCCATCCAGCAGTACGCCAACATGTCCGACGCGCTGGCATACACGTACCAGCAAGACGGCCATGCGTTTTACGTACTTATCTTCCCGAGTGCGGAAACCACATGGGTATACGATGCCGCGACCGGCGCGTGGCATGAGCGGGCGGGGTTTGCCAAAGGCAGATTTAAGCGCCATCGCTCTAACTGCCATGCTCGCTTCAAAGGCCAGCCGACGGTCGGCGATTACCAAAACGGCAAGCTCTATCAGTTCGACCTGCGGTACTTCCGCGACGACGAGCAGGAGCAGCGTTGGATGCGCCGCTGGCGCGCGCTGCCGACAGGCGCCAATAACTTGACGCGTACCATCCATCACCAGTTGCAGTTGGACTGCCAGACCGGTGTGGGCGGACTGTACGACGACCCGTCGTTCCTTGCGCAGCAGGCGCCAGGTTTGGTGTTGCAGCAAAACAACAGCAGCATCATTGTTGAGGGCGAGCCTAACAACAGCGTGCCGCTACCGCAGGTCATGCTGCGCTGGTCGGACGATGGCGGCCATACGTGGAGCCATGAGCGATGGGAGTCGCTTGGGCCCATTGGCGCCACCCAAACGCGCGTTATTTGGCGTCGCTTGGGCGCAACGCTGAAGTCCCGCGACCGGGTGTACGAGCTCACAGCCGCCGATCCTATGGTAACGGCTATTATGGGCGCTGAACTGCGGCTCTCACCGACGGCAGCCTAATGAGCAATACGACCAACATTCCCGCACCCCGCGTTCCGTTCATTGACGAGCGCACCGGGCTGATTTCTCGTGAGTGGTTCCGGTTTCTCAATAACCAGTTCCAGTTGACGGGCGGTGGTACGACCCAGATTAGCACGGCTGACTTGGAATTGACCCCTGCGTTGGCGGCAACGACTGAGGATGTCATTCCTGAGATTGAGAAAGATATTCAAGCGTTGCAGTTATTGCCGCCGGTTGAGCCGTTTGTGCCGTCGGATTACGGCTCGTTTTACGATACAACCACTCAAGTTGCAGCCGCAATTAACACGGCTTATGCAATTACTTTTAACACGACGGTTTACTCAAAGGGCGTGCGCCGTGGGTCGCCGACATCTCGTATATACGCAAATCGCCCCGGCGTTTATAACTTTGCATTTTCAATTCAGTTTGATAAAACCGCTGGCGGCACAGGGCTTGCGTATGTTTGGGCGCGGCTGAATGGGGCCGATGTGGCTAACACGGCATCTCAAGTTCGCATCCAAGGCAACAACGGCGAAATTTTCTGCGCTGCTAATTTGTTTTTTGAGATGTCGAACGGTGACTATTTTGAGTTGATGTGGGCAGCCGATACGACAACCATTCAGTTATTAGCAGAAGCAGCTGCCGCGCCGCATCCTGGCATTCCGTCGGTCATTCTTACCGTTAATCAGGTGAATATATGAGCGTATTTCTTTCATCTTTTGCCGGTGCCGGAGCGCAGTTCTTCGACAACAATGGCAACATTTTGTCGGGCGGTAAGCTCTGGACCTATACCGCTGGCACCACGACGCCGCAGGCGACCTACACGGACTCGTCCGGCGGCACGCCGAACACGAACCCGATTGTCCTAAACGCCGCAGGGCGGACAGCGCAGGCCATTTGGCTGACCGAGGGCGTGTCGTACAAGTTTGTGCTGATGACCTCAGCGAACGTCGTGATCGGCACGTATGACGATATTGCCGGTGTTAACGACTTCAGCATCGAAGGCATTAACTGGTCGGACATAATCGGCACGCCGACGACCCTTTCGGGCTACGGCATTACCGACGCATTGTCTGCGGCCACGGCTGCGGCAACGTATGCGCCGAAGGCCAGCCCGACGTTTACGGGTACGGCGTTAATTCCCGACAACGCGCCGTCTAGCACTAACTATGCGGTAGGGTATCGAGACGCGCCTCAGAATAGCCAAACCGGCAACTACACGCTGATTGCGGCTGATGCGGCCAAGTCCGTCGTGATGAACGCGACTAGCGGTACGCTGACGATTCCGGCCAACGCGTCGGTGCCGTTCGCGGTTGGCACGGTCGTAATTATTATCAACGTCAACGCTACGGCACTCTCAATTGCCATAACCTCAGACACGCTGACGCTCGTAAACAGCACCTCGACCGGCACGCGCACTTTGGCGCGAAACGGCGTGGCAACCTGTATCAAGATCGGCGCGACTTCATGGCTGATTAGCGGAGCAGGCTTGACCTAATGGGCGGCGCGACTCTAGCAGCGTTTATTAACGGCACGACCGGCGGTGCTGGTGCGGGCGTCTATGACGCGTCTGAACCGGGCATGGGGTCGGTTACGATCCCGGCATCGGCGACGGGCGTGACGATCGAATGCTGGGGTGCGGGTGGTGGCGGTGGCTACGGCTACTTTGGCTTTATCGCACCGGGCGAGCCTGAAGTGTTCCCCGGTGGCGGTGGCGGTGGTGGTGGCTACAGCAAAACCATTTTGGTGCTTGGCGTAGGCGATCCTGGCAAAACCATTAACTTTACCGTTGGCTCTGGCGGCGCGGGCGCAACCAGTTCCACGCTAGATGGCAGCTACGGCACGTTCTCCAACGTTTATAGCGGCACGTATACAATTACGACAATGACCGCCAATCCTGGCGGTGGCGGTACGTACGGCAGCTACCCCATTCAAGGGCCGGGCGGCACGGCAACCGGCGGCAATACGACCAACACGACCGGCAACGGTGGTGCGGCGTACGAGCAAGCGGGTGCCGCGGGCGTTGCGGGAGTAGGGTCGCTGACGGCGGGTGCTGGCGGCGATGGCGGCTTCTTTTTTGACGGCAATCCCGGCCAGAATGGCCGCGTGCGCATGGTCTTTACATTCTAAGGTGACGCATGGCAGTTAACATCAAGGTCTTAATTCCGGCAAAAATTGCCGAGTCTAGCCAAACAACCCAGTACGTCGCCACGAACGTGTCAACCATTATCGACAAGTTTACGGCTACGAATTACGACACCACGGCCCGAACGATCTCGGTCAATCTTGTGACCGGGTTTGATAACGCCGGAAACCAGAATTTAATCGTCAAGGCCAAGACCTTGCTACCGTCGGAGACGTACACATTCCCTGAGCTAGTCGGGCACATATTGGCTCCCGGCGGGTATATCTCCACGATTGCTAGCGCCGCCTCGGCAATTAACATTCGTGCTAGCGGTCGAGAAGTGTCGTGATCGTACGCAACGCGATCGCCGAGGACTTCCCGCGATACCTGCCACTGGCGCAGGCGTTTCACGCGGCGTCCCCGGTGCATGGCGTTATCCCGTTTGACGACGAGGGGTATGCCGACTTTTTCTTACAGGCCGTGCAAAACCCTAACATCGGTGTGTGGCTGGCCGAAGACGACGGTGAAATTATTGGAATCGCCGGCGCATTGTTTTACCCTATGTACTTCAGCCCTTCCAGTATGGTAGTGCAGGAGTTGTGGTGGTGGCTGACGCCCGTAGCGCGAGGCAAAGGGGCAGGTCAAGCCATGTACGATATGATCGAATCGTGGGCAATCGCAAAAAATGCAACCGCTATTTTTATGATTGCCCTTGAAGATGAGCGCGCAGGCAAGATGGCTAATCTTTATGCACGCAAAGGGTTTCGTCCTATGGAACGCACGTTTATGAGAGAGGTGGCGTAATGGCCATTGGAACCGCAGCAGCAATCCTAGGTAGCGCCGTTATTGGCGGTGCCGTCGCGTCGCGGGGGGCCAGCAAGGCCGCCCGCGCACAAACGCAAGCCGCCGATCAGGCCGCGCAGTTACAGCGTGAAACCTTTGAGCGGCAGGTAGAGCTACAAGAGCCGTTTCGCCAAGCCGGCATCGCATCGCAGAATGAACTTATGCGGATGCTGGGTATTGGCGGTGAGCCGGGCACGGCAGGCTACGGCACGCTGGGCCAGCCCTTTACTGCGGAGCAGATGCAGATGGACCCCGGCTACGCGTTCCGTCTTGCCGAAGGCGAAAAAGCGCTAGAGCGCATGCAGGCTGCACGCGGTCAGTACCTTGGCGGCGGAGCTATCCGCGCCGGTACGCGCTACGGTCAAGAGATGGGCTCACAGGAATATATGAACGCCTTTAACCGCGCTCAGGCGTTGCTCGGCAACCGCCTTGGCGCACTCGGCAGCCTTTACGGCGCCGGTCAGACGGCAACCCAACAGGTCGCTGGTCAGGCTGGTCAGATGGGCGCCAACGTCGGCAACCTGCTCATGCAGGGTGGTCAGGCGCGTGCCTCGGGCTATCTTGGGCAGTCTAACGCTCTTGCGCAAGCTCTTGGCCAAGGTGCAATGGGCTATGGACTCTATAAGGGCGGGTATTTTGGCGCACCTGCGGCTACAGGCGTGGGTAGTGTCGGACCTTACGGTGGGTCGGCTATCCCCTACACCGGTCAGTACGGAACCGGAGGTTAATCATGGCTGTCATCGGTGCAACCCAACTGGAACCCGTCAACGTCCTTGGCTCATACGTGCAAGGTCTTGAGGCTGGGCGTCAGGCCCGTACGCAGCGCGCTAAAGAAGCGCAAGAGCTAGCGGCCGCGCAGCGTGAGATGGAGTTTCGTAATTTTCTCTCTACCGCCGATCTCAGCACACCCGAGGCTCAAAACCAACTTATGCGTTTTGGCAAACCTGGTGCTGAATTAGCTACGTCAATGGCTGACTTCGCTAGCAAACGTGCGACGGCGGAGAAAACGGGATTAGAAATTAAAGGCGCCCAAGCCAAACTGGCCGACGAAAACTATGGCCGGTTTCAAAAAATGCTCGGCGACTTTGCATACGGCGAAGCGCCGCCCACTAAGGCGCAGGTGCTTGATCAAGTAGACTTTATGATTGCGCAGGGCACGATTGTGCCACAGTTCCGCGACTATGCAGCCAACGCGCTGCCCGATAATCCTGAAGAACTGCAAGCGGCATTGCGCGGGCAATTCTTAGCGCAGATTCCGGCTGCTGAACGCGCCAAGCTGTTTGTGCCGATGTCGGCAGACGTTGAGGCGCAGAAGGCGCGTATCGCCGGTGCGGGTGCCTCGCGCACTACGGTCAACTTGCCGCCCGCTGGTAAGAAGTTCAGCGAGACGCTCGGCGAAACGGCTGGCAAGCGGTTGGATACGTTCCGCGACAAGGCGGAGTCGGCAGCCACCACGTTGCAGTCCGCGCAGCAACTCCTGCCGCTGCTCGATGATCCGAAGTTTATCTCCGGCACGTTGGCTAACGCACGCTTGGCTGTGGCTAAGGCTGCGGGTATCGACGTGGCTTCGACCGAGGCGTACTTCGCTGGCGTTGGCCAGCAGGTTGCCGAGCGCATTACCGCGTTCGGTGCCGGTACGGGCTTGTCGGATGCTGACCGTGAGTTCGCTAAGAAAATTGCGGCCGGTGAAGAAACGCTTACCACCGAAGGTATCCGTCGCATCATCCGCATCAACGCCGAGTCCGCACGTAACGTCATCAATCGTTACAACACTGAGCGTACGCGGTTGGCGGAAAAAGAACCTGAAGTGTTGGACTACTATCCCGAAATCACCGTCGCTCGCCAAGTCAAACGCACCGGCACTGTCGATGGTCGCCGCGTAGTTATGTACGATGACGGGAGCATTGAGTATGCCGATTGATCCAAATAAAGTTAAATGGGATCAGCCTGCCGTAACCGTCACTAAAATTGGCGACCGTGAAATTGACCCTAACAAAGTGGTGTGGGACTCAGCTGAAGGGCGCGGCGCGGTAGGCGCAGAGCCCGCTGGCCGCACTTGGGCGCAAGTTGGCCGCGAGGCCATCAGCAACATTCCCGAAAGCGGCATGCAGATGCTGGGCGGCCTGTATACGGCTGTGACCCGGCCGCGTGAGACGCTAGAGCAACTCGGCGAAGTGTTGACCGGCGCGTATGCCCGGTTCATCCCGCGCGAGTGGATGGCTCGACCCGACAAGGCCGAGGAGTTCATCCAAAAGGCCAACGCGGTAGGCGGCCTGTACCGCGACCGTTACGGCAGCGTCGAGGCGCTAAAGAACACGATTGCTACCGATCCGGTCGGTTTTGCCGCCGACGTATCGACGCTGACAGGTGCGGCGGCTGCTACGGCGCCAGGCCGCACCGGTCAAGTGCTCGGCACCGTTTCACGGGTTACGGACCCGACGCGCGTGGTAACGGCCCCCGCTGCTATCGCTGGTCGCGCGGGCCTTAATGCGCTGGAGCGCACGGCTATCGGCGGTAAGGCCAACGTGCTCTTGGAAGCCGCTGAAGGTCGCGCACCGGAGATCATTAACGCGCTGCGCAATCAGCCGGAGATCGTGCCGGGCGCGGTGCCGACCGCCGGTGAGGCTGCGGCGCCTGTAGGCGCGACGCGCTTTTCTGCGCTGCAAGAGTCGGCTGAGAAGATTCTGCCGTCTGAGTACATGGCTCGCCGTCAGGCGCAAGATGCCGCTCGCGCGGCGTCGCTGCGTCAGGTGGGTGGCACTGAGGCGCAGCTTACTGCGGCTCGAAACGCTCGCGCGGCCGAAGCGCGGCTGTTGTACGGACAAGCTGGCGCAAAGGCCGTGGTAGAGGACGCCACCCTGCAAAGTTTGCAGGCGCGGCCGTCAGTGAAACAAGCGTTTGAACGCGCTAAAACTTTGGCCGCTGAAGAAGGTGCATCGTTTGGTTCGGGCGGCAACTACACCGCTGCCGACATGCACTACGTCAAGTTGGCGCTGGATGACCTTATCCAGAACCCCGCCACGTACGGTATCGGCAAAGTCGAAGCCAGCAAAATCGCAAGCACTCGCAAAGACTTCATCAACTGGCTGGAAGGTCAAGTGCCGGAGTACGGCACGGCTCGCAGCACGTTCCAAGCGCGCAGCAAGCCCATCAATCAGATGGAAGTCGGTCAGTTTCTTGAAAGCAAGTTGACCTCCGCGCTGCAAGGCGAGCAGAAGCTGCGTCCCGCCGCGTTTGCTGGTGCTGTCGAGGCCGCGCCGCAGACGATCCAACGGGCGACCGTTGGCGCGCCGCGCTATGAGAAGCTCTCTGACGTGCTGACGCCGGATCAAGTCAAGATCGTTGAGGACATCCGCAGCGACTTGGCTCGTCAGGCTAAGTACCGCGAGCAAGCCCGCGCAGCCCGTCCTGCTGGCCCAAGCGCCGAGCGCGCCGGTACAGAGCTCTTGGTTGAAGCGGCCGGTGGCGCGCAGTTGCCGACGTTGCTCAACCGCGTGACGACTGTGGCCAACGCCATCCTCAAGCGGCTCGCGGGTAAGATTGACCGCAAGCTCGCCATCGAGATCGCTACCGACATGTTGCAACCGGAGTCGGCGGCGCTAGCCCTTGAGGCTGCGCAGCGTCGCGCTGGCGCGGTCCAGACCGCAACCGGCGCTATCCGTGCGGGTGGCGCTGCCGCGCAACGTGCGGCCGCACCGGCCGTGGTGGTAACAAACGCGCTCGCTGGGGCTGAGGCGCGACGCAATCAAATGGCCCCGTAAGGAGACGATCATGCTCAAAGGCGCACTTAAATCCAAAACGGTATGGTTCAACGTATTGATCGCCATCCTCGGCGGTCTGGAACTGATGGGCGCGCATCTGACGACGCTGTTCGGCTCGCAGGTTGCCGCCGCGATCATGCT